ATCGAGGTCAAGGTACCGCCCGTCAGGTATCGGATCGCTCTGGCATCAAGCTCTCGGTTGTTCGGACGAACTTATCCACTCTTCATAGGATGCATTTGATTCGCGCCACGGGAACCAAAGTACAGACGGGTTATTCAGAAGAGAATGTGTGGGAGGTTGTGAGATAATGTACCAAGTAACGTGGCGCAAGGACAACTCCTTGCCGGATAGCGGTCATAACTTCGTGGACACATGGCCCGAGGTGGTCGATTGGATTGTCGAGATGGACGGTGCGGAGGGCGTTAGGTACTGGACTGTTTCTGTTGTTTGCGAAGGCAGCAACCCGGAGCATGTCGAGTTCTACCCCGGGGGTACGTTGGAGAAGGCTAGGTTGATGGACAACTTAGCGAAGATGATGCCCGACATGGATCATGGGGAGGTCAGTGCCTCGTTGATGAACTTCGCTGCGAAGTACTGGGATCCGGAGGACATGGTGCGTGGCTTTGAAATGTTGCGGCATGTTTCGGAGGGCATTGCTGCGCGCAAGGCTAAGAAGAAGCTAAACTGATATGGAAAACAAACTATCACCATCAGAGGAGGTCATCCTGCGGCACCTACGGCAGCAAGTTGATCGACTTCAGGACGAACGCCATCGAGCCGGTGCACGTCCATCGGTAGCAAACGAACTACGCGAGGCAACCTGGGAGCTAAACGACTTTACAAGCGGGTTAAGGAAAGAAGGGAAGAACATATGACCGAGGAACAACGCATTCGATACGAGGATTATTACCGAGAGCTTTTTCTCAAGCAGATATTGATTGATCGGAAGTTCAACCCGATGGCGGCGGCACCGAAGACCATTGTCAGTAGGACTCCGGAGAAACTAAAGTTGCCTGCCCAAGCGGCTGTCATAAACAACCTGATGAACAAGAGCATGTTGCTCAGAGAGATAGCAGCTGTCTTGGGTATCACTCAACAGGCGGTCAGCGACACGAAGAAACGGTATGGATTACCGAGGCCCGCAGAAGAACCAACAAGCACAAAAGGAGAAAACCATGGAAACTAATAAGGCATTCGAGACAAACAAAATGCGCGTGATGATCGAGGGACTGACCCACACGGGCAGTGCGTTTGGAACGAACGAGGCAGGAGACACTGTGTTCTTTAACCAGCGGTTGGTTGAGAAGGTAGAGTTGGAGATAGGCGATATTGTGGAGGCCTATGCGATCCCGAACTATGAGGACAAGCGGAATGATACACCGTGGCGGGCGATCAAGGTTGATATTGCTACGCCTTGGGCATTATTCTTTCCATTGGGGGTAACCGTGCCCGAGGTTCCTGCTCGGACGGCGGCTCAGTTAGACGAGGAGGTTCTTAACTTATTGGGCGAAGACTCTGGGGAGGCGTATTGCACGACTGCCGAACTTGCTGATGCGGCGGGCACTGACACAAAGACGATGGGCAACTCTTGTTTGCGCCTGTTCAACAAGGGGCTGATCGCGAAGGCCGATGTCCACGGAAGACCCAACCAAGAGCGGGCGACATTTTGCCTATGGGCCCGCAATACGGCCCAGTTTATCGATGGCGCTCGCTAACGCTTGCGCTGCGCCACCATGTGGCGTATAAGCAGAGAGCAATTACTCTTGTACTAGGAGGCCCGCATGGCACGGCAGAAGTTAGACGACGAAGACAAACAGAAATTCAAGAACATTGGCTTGTTAAAAGAGGACCATGTTCTTCTGCTTGAGATATCTCGTGCTGATCAGCGGTCCATGGCCCGACAACTATCGGTCCTGATACGCAAAGAGGTCGAGCAAAGATCGTTGCAAAAAGAAACTCCTCCGTCTAGTGTTTAGACACTACTCGGTGCAGGTTTCTCCCTGGCCTATACCTGAAGGTCAACTGGCCCTCTGTCTCCAGACTAGAGGGTCTTTTTCTTTGCGGGGAACTCACCCTTCTTGTACCCCCGAACCTCGGCAATACCTGCCGAACCCCTACGTTTAAGGTTGGAGCAGAAAGCTTTGGCTACATCGTAGTCTAGGCCTGTTAGTTTCATGAGGTCTTTTGCTGCGGTATCACGAGAAGCGTAGCCAGTGGCCCGCTCCTCCATGATCTTGGTCACTTTCTTGGCGTCAAAGTCAGCCATTCTCTTGCTTCCTCTCCCAGTACTTTTGCTCCGATGTTGATCTTGTTGCGCAAGGACTCGACGATCTTTTCGTCCAGTGTGCCTTCCGAGATCAGGTCTACATAGGTCACGTTGTTTCTCTGTCCGATCCGATGAGCACGGTCCTCTGATTGGATGCGCGTCTCCAGATTAAAGTCGTTGGCATAGTATACCACAAGGTTAGCCTCGGTCAAAGTCAGACCGTATCCAGCGGTGGCTGGGTTACCGACGAAGAAACGTAGCGGGTGGTTAGGGTTCTGGAAGTTGAGCACAGCGGTGGCACGATCATCATCGGATGTGTCCCCGAAGTATGATGCGGCGCTGCCTTTGCCGTACTTTTTGTTCAGCATCTCTGTGATCTGGATGATGTCGTACCGAAACCGAGACCAGATGATCGCCTTACCGTCATGCTCTTCTGTAATTTCTTCAAGCGCATCCATGCGGCGAGACGGGAAGTACCTCATCTCACCGTCATCGGTCTTGAGGTGGCCCGACATAACCTGTTGGATGCGTAGCATCTGGGTGATTACTGCTGGGGCCGACACCATCTCGCCGTCATCGAACAGGAGCATGGCCTGTTGTTGCAGCAAGGCATACATCTTGGCCTGTTCATCAGTCAGAGTAACGTATCGAACTGTGTAGATTTTCTCCGGAAGATCAAGGCATTCTTTCTTCAGCACTCGGAAAGAGTAACGATCAATGTTCGAGGTCAGTTCATCGAGGTTCTTGTACCCCACGATCTGCTGGAATGCCTGTGCTCCCATCGATCTGCGCTGCATGACAGCATACCGACCTTGGAAAGCGTAGTAGGATTCGTAACCCAAGAGCCCTGGACGGAGGAACTCTGTCTGCGAATAGATATCCATTGGGCTTTTTGTTACAGGAGAACCTGTCAGTAGCCTACGGTATTTGAATTGTGCTGCGATCTTCATTAAAGATTTAGTGCGTTTTGCTTTGTGGTTTTTGATTGTTGTTGATTCGTCTATTGCTACGAGGCCGTTTCCCCCGAACATCTTAGCCATCCATGCTCCGGCTGTCTGGCCCTTGAGCGAGGAGAATGATTCGACGTTCATCACGAAGATAGTCAGACCGTCGAACTTATCTTGGACTGAGCGCATCTCTTCCTTTTGTTTCTTGTTTGGACCACTGACCCAGCGGATCACACGGTGCGGCACGTCATCGGACATGTGCTCGGGGATTTCTTTGTCTACCCAGTTGCGGTACACACCCTTTGGTGCGATGACCAAAGCGAAGTCGAGCCTTCCTCCTTGATACAGCATTCCCATGTTGTCGATCAGAACTTTGGACTTGCCTGTTCCCATCTCCATGAAGTAACCGAACTCAGCGCGGTCCCAACCACTTTCCAGAGACGCTGTCTGATGGTCGAAGGGTTTTATTTTATATTTGTAGTTGACATTCATCACATACCTCCACTATTGTCTTCAGTACGGATAGCACGAAGCTGCCGTACAAATCAACCCTGAAGAGGAAAAACTTTATGAGCGATATATTTGAAGACATGTTCGATGAGGCTGACGCGGTCAGTCGAGTTGACACAGGAACAGGGAAGCAACTAAGCCAACTGGTCCGAAACCTCCGCACTGTAGAGCAAGACATCGAGGATGCGGAGACACACCTGAAAACTTTGAAGCAAGAGAAGCACAAGCTTTCGGTGGAAAACATCCCAGCCCTGATGGATGAGATGGGGATCGAGCGTCTAGATGTAGACGGCGTTACCGTGGAGCGTAAGATGATTGTTGCGGCAAGCATTCCTGCCGCCAACAAGGATCGGGCGTTTGAGTGGCTCCGGTCCAATGGACTAGACGACATCATCAAGAACGATGTGACCTGTTCGTTTGGCAGGGGAGAAGACAACCTGGCGGGGGATGTCATTGGCATCTTGCGTGACCGTGGCTTCGACCCCGTGACCAAGACCCATGTTCACCCGTCCACGTTAAAGGCGTTCGTTAAGGAGCGCGTCACTGACGGCAAACCAATCGACCTTGATCTGTTCGGGGCGTTCATCTCAAACACAGCAGTTATAAAGAGGAAAGCATAATGGGAATCTCAAAGCAAATGCAGATGGAAGAGCTGCATCTCGTCTCGACTGAAGAGTACGACGAAGATGCGGGATTTGACGTGATTGACGACGACGCAGACTTTGACGAAAAGTGCGAGGACGCTGCGATAGAGAAGTCAATCGAGGATGACGAGGAGAAAAACAATGAGTAATCAAGTAGCTACGAAAAAGAATGCAGAGTTAAGCACCGACATCATGGATGACATCCTAGAGTTTGCGGGTGAAGGTGCTTCTTTCGGTGCAGATGAAATGCAGATCCCGTTTGTTCGGGCGCTCCAAGCCTTGTCCCCACAGCTGAGCAAGAAGAAGCCTGAGTACATCGAGGGTGCGGAGCAGGGCGATCTGTTTAACACTGTGACGGGTGAAGTCTGGAAGGGCGATGACGGCGTAACGATCATCCCTTGCTACCAGACTACAAAGTACCTTGAGTTCACACCTCGTGACCAAGGCGGCGGATTCCGTGGCGAGATCAGCCCTACTGATCCAATCCTACAGCGCACCTCGCGTCAGGGCTCCAAGGAACTCCTTCCGACAGGCAACGAGCTGGTCAAGTCTGACCATCACTACTGCTTGGTATTGGGTGGAGACGGCGCGTATCAACCTGCTGTTATCGACATGAAGTCCACGCAGTTGAAGGTCAGCCGTCGCTGGAAGACACAGATTGCTATGCAGAAGATCAAGCACCCTAAGACAGGGGCTTTGGTTGTACCTCCGTTGTTCGCTACAGTGTGGAAGATCACCACTGTTGAAGAGAGCAATGACCAAGGCACATGGTTCACGCCTTCTGTCGAGAAGGTTGGTCTTGTAGAGAGCCGCGATCTTATGCTTGAAGCCAAAGCCTTCCGCGACGGTGTCGCTGCGGGCGCAGTGAAAGCTGCTTCAGAGGAGCGTATCCAGACCTCCTCTTCTGTACAACAGGATGATGAAATCCCGTTTTAAGCAGCCTCGGGAGTGACCTATCTTTCGTCCTTTCAATAGGTCACTCCCACCTCTCACTAAGGAGCAGTATATGACACAGGCAAAGAGGTTGCTTGCAGTATTCGTTGGTGCCAAAGCTGCACATGGCACGACCACAGTGGGGCGTGTTGGACGGAACGGTAAAGCAGAATCAAAGAGTATGATTGTCCGCGATCCTCTGACAGAAGAACTTGTTCAAGGCCACATAGATGGCAAGCAGGGTGTCGGAGCGATCCCAATCAACGAGGAAAACAAGTGCCAGTTTGGTGCGTTGGATATCGACATCTATGATCTCAACCACAACGAGGTGCAAGCCAAGATACAAAAGATGAAGCTTCCCTTGATCCATTGCCGATCAAAGTCTGGCGGCGCTCACCTGTACCTATTCATGAAAGAAATGGAGCAAGCTGCGGACATCCGAGATTACCTGACCGAGATGTCTATAGCTCTAGGGTACAGCGGCTGCGAAGTATTCCCGAAGCAAGACACGATCATCGCGGAGCGCGGAGACGTGGGAAACTTTATCAACATGCCTTACTTTAATGCAGAGTTACCGCAGCGGTATGCCTTCAACGCGAAGTGCGAAGCCTTGGATCTCGACGAGTTCTTGGATGCGGTGGACAAGGCACGGGTTTCGTTGTCCGACCTTGAGGGCATGCGCCTGTCCAAGCCTCGCAAGCATTTCACAGACGGACCACCCTGCCTTGAGCACTTGTTCGCGGACGGTCCCGTCTCTGAGTTCCGCAACAACACCCTGTTTAACGTGGCTCGGTACTGCAAGATGAAGAGCCCTGACGATTGGCAGAAACAATTCGAGGGTTACAACCGGACGTTGTCCCGCCCTCCGCTACCGTCCAGCGAGGTCGTCACCCTGAGTAAGCAGCACGAGAAGAAAGAATACCTGTATACCTGCAAGGAAGAACCCATGCGTAGCTATTGCGATCCAGCAATATGCGCCACGCGAAAGTACGGCATCGGAGCAGACGGCCCAGACGCTGTGGCTGTAGGCGGACTTACTATCATGCTGTCGGAGCCTCGGCTGTTCTTCATGGACGTTGATGGTGACCGAATCCAGTTGAGCACGGAGCAGTTGCAAAATCAGACGTTGTTCCAGCGGGCGTGTATGGATCAGAAGAACATGATGCCGCCTAAGATGAAGGACCAAAAGTGGCAGCAACTGGTTAACAGTTTGATGGAGGGTGCTACCTTCTTGGATGTACCACCAGAACTCACGATCTCAGGCCAGTTTAAGGACCACCTAAGATCGTACTGCACGAGCCATGTCAGGGCTATGTCACCGGAAGAGATCGAGATGAACAAGCCTTGGACTGATGGTGGCACAACCAAGTTTAAACTCGATGGTCTTCTGGAGTATTTGCACCACCGCAGGTTCAGTTCACTCACACGGGGTCAGATCATGCAGATGATCCGTGATCTTGGTGGCGACACTGGGAAACAGAACATTATGAAGCGAACCTCGAAAGGGGAGACAAAAACCACGCTTAGATGCTGGGTAATCCCTGCGTTCGAAGAAGAAACAATAGAACTACCAGTTAAGGAGATCTCAAATGACATCCCATTCTAACAAACTGCTGCGGGTATCGGACGTAGCAGAGTTGCTCGGGGTATCTACGTCCTACATCTACAAGCTGGCGTCTACCGACCCATCCTTCCCGATACCGATTGTTCTGGGGTCAGAGCACAAGAAGCGATCTTCGAGCCGTTGGGTTCTGTCCGAGATTGAGGATTGGGTAAACTCTAGACCAAGGGGTAAAGACTATGATACCTAATTCAAAGCTAATTCTAGGACCACCAGGCTGCGGGAAAACCCATCGCCTGATACAAGAGATTAAGAAGGCGCTTCAGGCTGGGACACACCCGTCTCGCATTGGCGTTATCTCGTTCACCCGCAAGGCCATCGAAGAGATGATTTCTCGTTCCTGCGCGGAGTTCGACCTAGAGGCCAAAGACTTTCCGTACATGAAGACCAGTCATGCCTTCGGGTTCCATGGACTTGGGCTCAAGACCACCGACATCATGGGCCCAGAGGACTACAACAACATTGGCAGGGAGATTGGCCTCACCTTTGAGGGCAAAGACTACACGTCTCTTGACGGCGGCATAACTCTACCTACGATTGGTGGATCAGGGGCACGTTACCTGCAACTGGACAGCCGTGCGCGACTGCGGATGATCGGTATCGAGCAAGAGTACAACGAAGAGGCGGATTGGAACCTGTTCTTTGCCAAGCTACAGCAGTTGTCTGCTCAGTTAGTCGAGTACAAACGCGCATTGGACAAGTACGATTTCGTTGACATGATCGAGCAGTACATTGAGCACGGAGATGTTCCCAACCTGGACTATCTGCTCATCGACGAGGCCCAAGACTTCACACCGTTGCAGTGGGAGATGGTAAAGAAGATTGCTGCGTCTGCGGAAAACGTGTGGATCGCTGGCGATGACGACCAAGCCATCCACCGTTGGACAGGCGTTGATGTTAAGCTCTTTAACACAAGCTCCGACAACATAGAGGTGCTGTCTCAGTCCTACCGTATACCCAAGGCGGTGCACAGAGTAGCAAACAAGATCTCCAAGCGGATCAGTGGCCGTCACGAAAAGATCTTCACCCCTAGGGAGGAGGAGGGCAGGATTGAGTACGTTAACTACCTGTCGGAGATCCCGCTGCACGAAGGCTCGTTTACCTTGATGGCTCGTACCAATGGGTACGTTTCGGAGATGGCGAACTACCTGCGATCCAACGGGTTTAAGTTTTCTCGCAATGGTAGGTCCAGCCTGTCTGATGATTTGGTTGTCAACATACTGACATGGGACGCCCTGTGCCAAGACAAGTCTGTCGGTGTGCAACAACTCAAGGCGCTCTATTCTGGCGTAAAGAAGCAGGGTAAAGATGCTGTTGTCCGCAGAGGATCGACTCAGTTGCTGGATGCGTTGGCACCTGACGACATGTTGGACATGGACACTCTGATCAGGGACTACGGTCTGCAAAGAGATGCATCAACCAGTGCGTACGATGCGTTGAATGTTGCATCTTCTGAGCGGGACTACATTGACGCGATCTTCCGCCGAGGCGAAGACCTTCTGTCTAGTCCTCGTATCAAGGTGTCCACGTTTCATGCTATGAAGGGCGGGGAGGACGACAACTGCGTGGTTTGGACGGCATCAACCAAGGCCTGTGAGCAGAGCAAGTTTCCCGACGATGAGCACCGTGCATTCTATGTCGGCGTTACCCGAGCACGACAGAACCTCTACATCCTGCAATCCAACAACAAGTATAGGTATTCGCTATGAAACGTGATGAAGTATTAGACACAGCAAAAGAACTGATCAATGGACCGAGGGCCAAGGACTACGGGGATGCATTCGAGAACTTCTCTCGGATTGCAGTAGGCTGGAACGCCATCATCAAAGAGGCGATGGGTAGCCACGGGCATGTAACCGAGCGGCACGTTGCGCTGATGATGGACTGGTTGAAGACAGCACGACTGCTCAACGACTTAGACAAGGCAGATTCGTGGATCGACAAGTGTGGTTACAGCGCATTGGGTGCGGAGTTTTCTGACCGTGAGAACGAGATCCAAGCACGGTTGGATGTGTACTTGAAGAAAGTAAACGAATGAAGCAGAAGAATTTATTTTCCGAAGAGGACAATGAGCACAGCGACCTTACCTTTCATATTAAAGGGGAGATGGACATCATTGAAGAGGATTGGAACATCCCCACTGAGTACCCTGATCTGACGGGCTACAAAGAAGTTGCCGTCGATCTGGAAACCAAAGACCCGAACCTTACTACGCTTGGCCCAGGTTGGGCGAGGAATGATGGGCACATAATCGGCATTGCTGTAGCTGCGGGCGAGTACAAGGGGTACTTTCCTATCCGCCACGAGAACGGACACAACCTTGACCCACGGATCACGATGAAGTGGATCAAGAAACAACTGTCTGTGCCTGAGATGGACGTGATTATGCACAACGCAACCTATGATGCGGGCTGGCTGCGGGCCGAGGGCGTGGAGATCAAGGGTCGTATCATCGATACCATGGTTACGGATG